TGGAAGAGATGCTGCTGGTCATATTCACAACTACCTCAACAAAATTACACAAGAAAGCAAAAGGCTTGTTAATGAAGCAGTATACGGTGTAGACTGTTTAGTTTTAGATGACGTAACTATACAAGAGTTCTTAGAGTGGAGAGAGAATCTTCATGAGGGAAGTCAAGTACAAGGCGTGTATTCAGACGAGGGTTTGTATGACTTCTTTGCTGGATTTAATGATTATAAAAGAGTATCAAAAGCCAATGCTGCCAGAATTATTGGATGGCCAGTTGTAAACTACATTATAGATAATAAAGCAAATGATCCATTTTATCAGATGGATATGTTAGATGATGACTGGAAAGGAAGAGCAAATACTGTATCACACGGTGGAACAGTTCTAACAGGTGATAGCACTCTAAAGTCAGGTGATTATAAGTGGATGAAGCAGATGGAGGGTGTTATTGATGCTTTAGGATGGGAAGTTATAGATTGGATAGGATGTGGTGTAGATAGAAAAAGTCAAGTAGTAGTTATCCCAACCAAAGATCAAAAAGTAAACGAAGCAATTAAAATACAGATAAAAGAAGAATTTGGTGCACCTCCAGGTATGTTGCCTTCTCCAAGCAGAAAAGGTGTAAAGAAAGCAAAGAAGAGAAAAGATAAGTCTATATACACAGAAAAAGAAGAATATACATTTGGCCCAGACTGGATTCCTACCAGCTTGGCTCAAAGAAAAAAGATGAAGAAGATGCACGGCAAATTAAACAGAAGCATACGTGAGCAAGAAAATAATATTAAAAAATTAATTGCAGTATATCCTGGCAGGTTTCAACCATTTGGTCCACACCACAAAGCAACATATGAATTTTTAAAAAAGCGTTTTGATGAAGTTTTTATAGTCACTAGTAATAAGCAAGGAGGAAGTAGACATCCCATGAGTTTTTCACAAAAGAAAAAACACATGATGAAGATGGGAATACCTTCAAAAGCTATAGTACAAGAAAAACAGCCATATATACCTAAGGGCTTGTTATCAAAGTATGATGGTGATACAACCGCAGTGGTCTTCGCAGTTGGTGCGAAGGATGAGGGAAGACTATCAAGTGGAAAGTATTTTAAAAAGTATAGAAAGAATTATATGAGACTAAAAGGTTACAAAGAGCACGGATACACATTACAAGCACCACACATATCAGTAAAGGTTGGAGGTCAAGAAGTAAGCGGAACAACAATGAGAATGCTCTTAGGGTCTGATAAATATGACGTAGACTTAAAGAAGAAATTTTTTAAGAAGATGTTTGGTTATTTTGATCAAAAAACATTTGATCTTTTTACTTCTTCATTTACAGAAGCTGCTAGAAAGCCACGTAAAAAAGGACAACATAGAAATTCACCTAGTCACTCTGATTTATACACAGACGAAAATCCAGTAGGTACAATAAAGGGCTTAAAATTTGCTACTGTTAAAGATGCTAAAGCATCTGTTAATAAAATAAAGAGTAGCGGAAAGTCACATGCACATAAGATACAAGCAGCAGTTGCTATGGAACAAAGAGCAAAAGAAATGGGCAAGAAAAGTGCTGCAGGAGTTTACAGATCTTTTATAAACAAAATGAAAGAAAAAACTAAAAAGAAAAATGAGTCTGTAATTATGGAGGGTGGTGCTTATGGTCACATGGCACATCCTTTTGATGATTACGCATTAACCTTTGGAGAATTAAAAGATATAATAGACTTAGGGCTGCAAGGAAAATTGGATAAAGAAGAAGCAGTAACAGAAAAATTAGACGGTCAAAATATAATGATTTCTGCAATTAAAGGCAAAGCTGTTGCTGCAAGAAATAAAGGTGATTTAAAAAGAGGTGGTATGAGCCTAAAAGGTGTTCAAGCAAAATTTGCAAATCATATACCAAGTGTTAGAGACGCTTTTGTATTTTCAATGAGAGATATTGCAAATGCAGTCGAAAAGATGTCAAAGAAAGACCAGATAGCACTATTTAATGATGGCAAAAATTGGGCAAATATAGAGATAATTTATCCAGAAAATTTAAATGTAATAGATTACGATGGACCTGCTACAATAGTTTTTCACGGCATTTTAAAATACAACCAAGCATGGACGCCTTCAGGTGAAGTAAAATCTGGTGGGAAAAGAATAGCAGATATTATTAACAAGGTAAACAAAGGAATACAGACAAAATTTGCATTTAAAGGTCCAAATATTATTAAATTACATAAGCCAAAAAATTATGGAAGACTAAGACAAAAATATATTGGATCTTTGACTAAGTTGCAGAATATATATAGACTGAAGGATAGTGATGAATTATCATTGTATCATCAACACTTTTGGTTAGAATATGTTTTAAATGGTGCTAATTCCACTGATTACAAAAATATACCAGATAATGTATTATATCCTCTTATGAAGAGGTGGGCATTTTCTGATAAAAGTTATAAAATGACAGAAATTAATAAACTAAAAGAAGATCATCCAAAGTTTGTTGAATGGGTAAGGGCTACAGAAAAAATGGATCATGCAAAAATGCTTAAAGATAACATGAAACCATTTGAAGAGATATTCTTTGGAGTTGGAGCAGAAATTTTAGATAACGCTAGCAATTATTTAAGTGCAAATCCTAATAAAACTGCTAAGAAATTAAGAGATGATTTGGATAAAGCAGTAAAATCACTTAATTCTAAAAAAGATTTTTCTAACATAGAAAAACTAAAAGCTCAATTAAAGAAATTAAAATCAATGCCAAGTATTACCAAAGCAGCACCGTCGGAAGGTTTAGTTTTTAAGTACAAAGGAAAAGTTTATAAATTTACAGGTTTCTTTGCACCAATTAATCAGATTTTAGGTTTAGAAAAATTTTCGAGGTAGGCTATGAATAGTGAAGATAGAGCATTAAAAAATATTTTACAAGGAAAACCTGTTGAAAAGAGAGTGATGGTAGGTTATGAAGGTAAAAAACAAGAATCTGGAGATAAAGTAAGCAGGCTTTCTGAGATAATGGCAGAAGCTAGAATGCCGTGGTTTTGTCCTTCGTGTGATAAGTTAATGAAAAAGAATCTTGACAATAAAATGTGGAGGCTTTATGGCCACTGTTTTGACTGTCAAATAGAAAAAGAGCACGAATTGCGTGCTAAAGGATTATTTAAGCAGTGGGAAGATAGAAAAATCTTAATTAACAAAAGAAGCATCATAGAAGGACAGATAAAAGAGATAGAAGAATTTATTAGTATAGGTGATACAGAAGTTGTAGAACCTGTCAATGTAGATACAGGATATGTACACGTTGAAAAGTACGAATTAGATGACAAGATAAAAAAAGAAGCAGAAGAAGCACTAGTATCATTAGATGCTGCTCTGACAAATGTTAACAAGACAATAAAGAAATTAGATGCAGAGCTCGAAGAAAATTAGAGAAGGAATAAAACAAGAGTATGTAAAATGTGCTCTTGACCCAATATACTTCATGAAAGAATATTGCTATATTCAGCATCCTGTTAAAGGTAAGATGAAGTTCAATCTTTATCCTTTCCAGGAGAAGACATTAGGCGCTTTAAAAGATCACGATTATAATATTATCTTAAAAGCAAGACAGCTAGGCATATCTACCCTAAGTGCAGGCTACTCTCTCTGGTTAATGAATTTTCATTTAGACAAAAACATATTAGTAATTGCTACAAAACAAGAAGTAGCAAAAAATCTTGTTACTAAAGTAAGAGTGATGCATAAAGAATTACCTAACTGGTTAAAACAAGGATGTGTTGAAGATAATAAATTATCTTTACGATATAAAAACGGATCACAAATAAAAGCAATATCATCTACAGGTGAAGCAGGTCGTTCTGAAGCGCTGTCGCTTTTAATAATCGATGAGGCTGCATTTATTAAAAATATAGATGAAATATGGGGAGCATCACAACAGACACTTGCAACTGGTGGTAAATGTATTGCGTTATCAACACCTAACGGTATGGGAAACTGGTTTCATAAGACATGGTCAGCAGCAGAAACAGGTGAGAATAATTTTAATTTTATAAAGCTACACTGGACAGTTCATCCAAACAGAGGCCAAGAATGGAGAGATGATCAAAACGCACTGTTAGGACCGGATATGGCAGCACAAGAATGTGATTGTGATTTCATAAGTTCAGGTCAAACAGTAATACCTGGCCCTATTTTAAAAGAATATCAAGATACATTTGTTCAGAAGCATATTGAAGAGAGATATAACAACAGCATGTGGATATGGCGTCATCCAGAGCCAAACAAAAAATATCTAATGTCTGCTGACGTTGCTCGTGGTGATGGTGCAGATTTTTCTGCATTTCATATAATAGATCTAGAGACCCTAGAACAAGTTGCAGAATATAAAGGAAAAGAAGATACAACCAGATATGCAAGCATATTGATGTCAGTTGCTACAGAATATAATGATGCTCTTTTAGTTGTAGAGAATAACAATGTAGGATGGGCTGTATTACAGTCTTTAATTGACAGAGACTATAAAAATTTATTTTGGATGAAAAAAGACTTAAAATATGTTGATGCGAATAGACAACATACAAACAAATATAGAAATGAAAACAAGTATATGGTACCTGGGTTTACAACATCTATGAAAAGTAGACCATTAATAATTGACAAGTTAGCACAGTTTATTAGAGAAAAGTCAATTAAAATAAACTCAATAAGATTGGTTGAGGAATTATTTGTTTTTATATTTAATAATGGGAAAGCAGAAGCTCTCAAAGGCTATAATGATGACTTAGTTATGAGTATGGCAATAGGTCTTTGGATAAGAGAGACTGCACTTAAACTGCATGCTGAAAATATTGCGCTACAAAGAGAAGCAATGAAAAGTGTAGATGCAAATTCAGGAGTTTATAAAGTAGAAGATGAAGACGACTACGGTTGGAAGCAGCATGTAGGTGACAAAAAAGAATCACTAACTTGGTTAATATAATATGGCAAAACAAGATACATTTTTCGATAGAATACAACGCTTATTTTCATCAAATGTTATAGTCAGAAACATAGGTGGAAGAAAGCTAAGAGTCGTTGATACAGACGAAATTCAAGCAGGCTCTAAAACTTTAATGGACAGATATAGCAGGCTGTACTCAACACAAGGGTCTGGCGGTTATATGCAATTTGCAGGTGAACTTGCAAAAGCACAAAGACTTGCACTGTTTAGAGACTATGAAGCAATGGATGATGACTCTATTATATCATCAGCATTAGACGTGTATGCAGATGAGTCAACAATGAAGTCTGAGTATGGCAATGTTTTAGAAATACAGTCTAATAATTCACAAATACATGAGATACTTCATAATTTATTTTACGATATTTTAAATATAGAATTTAATTTATGGCCGTGGATAAGAAATCTTGTAAAATATGGTGACTTCTTTTTACATTTAGAAATTAAAGAAAAGTACGGTATTATAAATGTTTCACCTTTCTCACCGTATGATATGTCAAGGATAGAACAATATGATCCAGATAATCCACACGCTGTAAAATTTATAATGGATTCTTCAGACCCTTCAGGTGGTGGAGGCAGGAAGTCTAGAACTGAATTTGAAAATTTTGAAATAGCACACTTTAGAATGCTGTCAGACTCTAATTACATACCTTATGGTAAGTCAATGATAGAAGGCGGAAGAAGAGTTTGGAAGCAGTTAAGTCTTATGGAAGATGCTATGTTAATTCATAGAATTATGCGTGCTCCAGAAAAGAGAATTTTTAAGATAGATATTGGTAATTTACCTCCAAGTGAAGTAGACAGCTACATGAAGCGTATTATGGATAAGATGAAAAAAGCTCCTGTTATAGATGAACAAACAGGACAGTATAATCTAAAATACAATATGCAGAATATCACAGAAGACTTTTATCTTCCAGTTCGTGGCGGTGACAGTGGTACACAAATAGAATCACTTCCAGGCTTAACTTATGAAGCAGTAGAAGATATTGAATACTTAAAAAATAGGCTTTTAGCTGCTTTAAAAATTCCAAAAGCATTCTTAGGATTTGAAGAAGGAATAGGATCTAAAGCAACACTAGCAGCAGAAGACGTAAGATTTGCAAGAACAATTGAAAGAGTCCAAAGAATAGTTATTAGTGAGTTAACAAAAATTGCAGTAGCACACTTATACTCACAAGGATACACAGATGCTGCTTTGGTCGACTTTGAATTAAACTTAACAAATCCTTCTACAATATATGAGCAAGAAAGATTAGAGCTATGGGAAAAGAAAAATAGTATTGCTAGAGATATGAAAGCAGAAGCTCTGGTATCTAAGCAGTGGATATATGATAATGTATTTAACTTTACTGAAGATGATATTAAGAAGATACAAGCAGAAGTAATTGAAGACAAAAAGCAAGAATACAGACTTTCTTCTATTGAAAATGAAGGAAATGATCCTGCACAGCAAGCTCAAGAAGGACAGATGACATCTTCACCTAGAAAAAAAGAAGATGATGAAAAAGAAGAGTCTAGTAGAGATGTAGAAGACAGAGAAACTTATGGTGTAAGAGATGTTTTGGGAAAGTATGATTACACGCATGCTACAAGAAAAGACAATACTCCAAGCACAGGACACAAATACAGAAAGAGTCCATTAGCACTAGCACACTTTGATAGATTAAAAAAAGAGTTTGACAAAAAAGAAATAAAAATGTTAAATGAAGTAGAGGAAATTGAAAATAAGCTAGATGATAAAAATAATGACAAAAACAAATAACTTTATATTTATAGACGATAACTTAGCTAAGGGTTTAAATGAAGCATTCTAAATACAGAAACACAGGGCTTTTATTTGAATTGCTGACAAGGCAAATTACTACTGACATTTTAAACAATGAAAGCAGTTCTAAAGCATCAGCGATCTTAAAAAAGCATTTTAATAAGAAATCACAACTTTTTAAAGAAAACCAGCTTTTTAATGTTATACTTGAGTCTAAATTTAAAGATGAGAATAAAGCAAGTCACCTTGTAGAAACTACACAGAAGGCTTATTCAAGGGTTATTAACCAAAAATCAATAAAATTAGAAAAGTATAACTTAATAAAAAGCATAAAAGAAAATTTTAATTTAGAAGATTTTTTTAAGTCTAGAGTAACAAATTATCGACTACTTGCGGCTATACATAACGTTATATCTGAAAATTATGATAATCCAGTTGCAACTTCTAAGAGTCATTTTACACTTTTAGAGTACATGACAAGAAAAACTGAAACTAAAGAATCAGAAATACTAGCTTCACTTAGAAAAGAGAATAAAGATTTAAGACATATAACATATAAGATCCTAGTAGAAAAATTTAATAACAAGTATAAGTCATTAACTAAAGAACAAAAAGATGTATTAAGAGAATATATTAATAATATATCAAACTCTTCAGGACTTGCTGATTTTTTAGAAAGTAGATTTAAAGATATATCATTTAATCTTAAAAAGCAGCTTCCAAAAATTGATGATAAAGTTATTAAGATAAAAATTAAAGAATGCATAAACCTTGTTAGCAAAACAAAAATTAATAACGCTGAATCAACAAATAACGTGTTAAAGCTAATGAGATTCTACCAGCTTTTAGAGGATGTAAAGAATGCAACTCGATAAACTAAGAGAGTTTATAAGAGAGCTAATTAAAAAAGAATTAGCAGAAGCCAGTGTTACAGGCAATATTGATGGAGGAGAAGGGCCTCCAAGAACACCATACGCATTTAAAGATCCAAAAGATGATGATAAAGATGAAGATGACCTAAAGCTTTCTGATGGCATGTCTATTGTAAAAGAAAATTATTACGCATGGAGAAATGATGACTCTATGACAACAAAACAAAAATTAGCCAAATCTATGACAGAGATTAGAGATGGTATAACTATGTTAGAAAGAGCAGTAAAATATAATGTTAAGCTTAAAAGAGAAATGAAATTTGAGTCTGATCAATATATGAAAAGAACCAAAGTTGCTCTTGGTAAAATATCAGAAAAACTATTAAGACTTTCAGCAAGAGTAAAGGACATGATATAATGGAAAAACAATTATTAGTTAACACAATTCCTTTTGATATATCAAGAGAGAAGATTCAAGAGTCTATTAATACAAACGGTAAGCTTGTTGTAAAGGGTGTATTACAAAGAGCAGAGGCTAAAAACCAAAATGGGAGAGTTTATCCTAGAGAGATACTGGTAAGAGAAGCAAAAAAGTATACAAGTGAGTTCGTAAAAGAAAGACGAGCAATGGGAGAGCTAGATCATCCTGATTCTTCTGTTGTAAATTTACAGAATGTTTCTCATAATGTTCTAGAAATGCACTGGAAAGGAAACGATCTAGTAGGAACAGTTGAAGTACTTACAACACCTGCAGGAAACATATTAAAAGAATTATTTAAAGGCGGAATTAAATTAGGCATTAGCTCCAGAGGGTTAGGTTCTATAAAACAAGAATCTGCTGGTGACGAAGTACAAGATGACTTTGAGTTAATTGCATTTGATTTCGTATCTAATCCTTCAACACACGGCGCATTCTTAAGCCCAGTAAATGAATCAGTTCAAAAAGTTGATCAAAAATGGTCACGTGTTGAAACATCAATAAGAAATATTTTAACAGGAAAATAAAATGAGTATGAAGCTAAAAGATATTATAGAAGAGGGTATTGGTGGATTTGTAGGTATACCAGCAATCGGCAAAATGGAAAGCAGATTGGAAGAAAAAGACAGTGCTTCCCTTCTTAAAATCGCAAAGCAATTAGTTGCCAAAGAAGAAGATGACAAGCTTATGAATCGTGAAGATTTAATAAAACAAGTCAGTGAGTTTGCTTCATACGGACCCTCAATATATAAGAAGCATAACCTTGCAGAAGTTGCTAAAGTTTTTAGTGAAATCGCAGCAGCTGCAGGAAAGCACGTTGTATCAGAAACTGAAGATTGGTTTGATAGAGTGACAGTTCAAAGAAACATGAATGATCTTAAAAAGCAATCAGCACAGTTTAATAAGATTGCAAATGAAGCTCAGGCAATGCAAGACAGAATGGCAGCTTTATATGAAGATATGGGTTCAATCTTAAATCGTTACTTTGACATAAAAGAAATTAACCAGGAAGACTAATGCTGTTAAAAGAATTATACGAAGGAATGTATGGTAAGATCAACGAAATTGGTGACGACGAAATAATTAAATATGATATAGAAGACAAAGACGGAAACAAAACAGGTGAAAAAGGTCAAATGTCTGCAAAGGCTGCAAAGAGGATGGAAAAAGATCATCCAGCAAAGAAAGAGTATGAAAAGCTAAAAGGCGATGGTGGAGGCGCAAAGAAAAAAAGTGTTAACATCTTCGATAAGCCTGAAGATAAGCCCGAAGACAAACCAAAAGCTAAACCAAAAGATATAGCAGGCTCAATTGCAGATATTGATGATTGGGAAGATAGGGAAGAAGCTGGACGATTAGCAGGTAATCTTGCTCAAGGTTTCAATACCGATAGTAGTCATCAAGAATTAACAGATATGGGACTTGGCGATTTAGCAGATGCTATAATGGATGCTGATAGTGATGAAGAAAAATCTCGTATAATATCAAAGGCCAT